GGAAACGCTGATATAATTGTAACTGCAACAGGAAACAAAGATATACTTAAAGAAATACACAAATCAAAAAATACATATTGCGTTTACACTGACCCCAGTGATGCAGACTATGATATGATTCTACCTAAGGTAGATAAAATTCACAAGACTAACGTAAAAGAAGCACTTAAGTTACGTGCAGAGCGTCTCTCTAAATTAGCATTAGATGCGGCACAGGAAGCAGATCCTAAAACAAAATACAAACTAGATGAATTTAAAATTAAACCTGGTAGTATTCCTGTTACTGATCTTGTGTTTAGAGTTAATACGTTTGAACATATTCCTCTTAAAGAACCCAAAAAGGTTCTAGCAAAAGGTGAGACTGTGGACGAACCAGAAGTTGTTGAAGAGGAGTATGAGCCTGATCCTGTAAAGAGAGCAAAAAAATTACGTGCAAAATATGTAAAGTGTAATTTTCCTCCTTTCTTTCATTACAAAATTAATGAGGATTTAGAACCCTACATGGTAGGCAAGAGCCACTGGCAAGGTAACTTTGAAACAGGTGAGTTTAACAAAGAGCATGGTCGAATGACTAACAAACTAGCACACATGTTTATGAAGTTGTGTGAGCGGTATGCTACTCGTTCAAACTGGCGTGGATACACATACAATGATGAGATGCGTAGCCAAGCATTGTTACAGTTGGCACAAATTGGTTTGCAGTTTGATGAGTCTAAATCACAAAATCCATTTGCTTATTACACTGCCGCTATTACTAATAGTTTTACCAGAGTGTTGCACATTGAGAAGAAAGTTCAAAACATTCGTGATGACATTTTAGAAATGAATGACTTCACTCCTAGTTTTAGCAGACAAAACTCAGAAGCATTTGATCGAGAAGCAGAACGCAATCGCCCTGGTAAATTTACTAGTTGACTTTTACACTAGTTACTGTAAACTATTAAAATGCCTGCATTTAAAAGAGCCGCAGTATTTACGGATATCCACTTTGGACTGAAGTCAAACAGTCATTTACATAATGATGATTGTTTGGCTTTTGTTGATTGGGTAATTAAAACAGCAAAAGAACGAGACTGTGATACTTGTATAATGATGGGAGACTGGCACAACAACCGTGCTAGTATCAACATTGTTACACTTAATTACAGTCTTAGAGCCCTAGAAAAACTAGGTAAGGCTTTTGATAGAGTCTTGTTTATCCCTGGCAATCACGACTTATATTACAGAGACAAACGTGATGTACAGTCAGCAGAGTGGGCTAAACACATTCCTAACATTGAAATAGTCAATAACTTTTATAATGAAGATGACATTATAATTGTGCCTTGGCTGGTTGGTGATGAGCATAAGAAGATACCTAAAATGTCCGGCAAGTATATGTTTGGACACTTTGAGTTACCTAACTTCTTTATGAATGCCATGGTTAAGATGCCTGATCACGGTGACATTAAGAACGAACACTTTGGTGGTATAGAACATGTGTTTAGTGGGCATTTTCACAAACGACAAACACAAGGCAATATTACATACACAGGCAATGCGTTTCCCCATAACTATGCTGATGCAGGAGACGATGACCGTGGACTTATGATACTAGAATGGGGAGGCAACCCAGAGTTTGTTAGTTGGCCCGACCAGCCCAGTTATCGTGTGTATGACTTAAGTCAGATTATTGACCACGCTGATGATATCTTAAAGCCTAACATGCATGTTAGAGTAAACTTAGATATCGAAATCAGTTACGAAGAAGCAAACTTTATTAAAGACACATTTATAGGCACACACAAACTGCGTGAGATTACTCTCATGCCACGCAAAAATGAACACAGTGAACAAGACGCTACTGCTATACAAGTAGAGTTTAAGAGTGTGGATCAGATTGTGACCAATCAAATTACTGCAATCGACAGTAATCAGTTTGACAAGAAGTTGTTGTTAGACATTTATCAAAATTTATAATATAATACTAACTTATGTTCAAAATTACTGATATCACAGTTAAGAATTTTATGAGTGTTGGTAACAGCACTCAAGGTATTCAGTTTGACAGAACAGACTTAACACTTGTACTAGGTAAAAACTTAGACTTAGGTGGTGATGATAGTGGTGCTCGCAATGGCACAGGCAAGACTACTATCATCAATGCCTTAAGTTATGCATTGTATGGTGAGGCACTCACTAAGATTAGAAAAGAAAATCTAATCAATAAAACAAACGGCAAAGCAATGATGGTTACTATCGACTTTGAAAAAGACGGTAACCGTTATCGTATTGAGCGTGGACGCAAACCAAATGTATTAAAGTTTTACGTTAACGACTCTGAGCAGGAAGATGACAATGCACAAGGCGATAGCAGAGAAACACAAAAAGAAATAGAACGACTGCTTGGTATGAGTCCTGACATGTTCAAGCATGTCGTTGCCTTAAACACTTATACTGAGCCTTTCCTTAGCATGCGAGCCAATGACCAACGTCAAATGATCGAGCAGTTGTTGGGTATTACCATGCTAAGTGAGAAAGCAGATGCTCTTAAAGAACAAATAAAAGAAACTAAAGACGCTGTTAAACACGAAGACTTTAGGATAAAAGCAGTTAAAGAAGCTAACGAACACGTTACTACACAAATCAGTAACCTCGAAAGACGTAGTGTAATGTGGGAAACTAAAAAGCAAGAAGACATTGTTAGTTTTCAAACTGCTATTACAGAATTAGAACGGGTAGACATTGAAGCAGAACTAGAAGCACATAAGTGTCTTGTCAACTACAAAGAACAAGAACGTAACATCAAAGATTTAGACAGTGCTATTACTGCTAACAAAAACACTATGGACTCTAGTGCTAAAAAGATTGAGAAGTATACAAAAGAACTAGAACAACTACGAGATCATAAGTGTTTTACTTGTGGTCAAGAGTTTCACGATGCCAAACAAGAACAACTTATTGTTAGCAAACAAGAAGACTTAGATGAACTAGCAGAAGACATTGCTAATGCTGAACAAGATTTGCGTACACTAGAAGAAGCACGTGGACTTATTGGCGAACTAGAAGCGTGTCCGCCTACATTTTACGACAGTATAGACGATGCTTACAATCATAAACAGCAAGTAGAAACTTTATTGACGCAGATGCAACAAAAGCAATCAGAAGAGAATCCCTATACAGAACAAATAGAAGACATGCAAAATACTGCGGTGCAAGATATTAACTACGATGAAGTTAACAGGCTACAACGTCTGCAAGAGCACCAAGACTTCTTGCTAAAACTGTTGACTAACAAAGACAGTTTTATTAGAAAAACAATTATTGATCAGAACCTAGCATACCTAAATGCTAGACTGAGCTACTACTTAGACAAAATTGGATTACCGCACCAAGTTAACTTCTTAAGTGACTTGACTGTGGACATACAAGAGCTAGGCAGAGAACTAGACTTTGACAACTTATCACGTGGCGAACGTAATAGACTTATACTAAGTTTAAGTTGGGCGTTCCGTGACGTATGGGAAAGTTTGTATCAGCCTATCAACGTGCTGTTTATTGACGAAATGATCGATCACGGCATGGATGCATTGGGTGTTGAAAGCAGTCTAGCAATACTTAAGAAGATGGCAAGAGAAGGCAATAAAGCAGTTTGGTTAGTGTCGCATAAAGATGAACTTGCAGGGCGTGTTAACAATATATTAAATGTTGTTAAAGAAAATGGCTTTACAAGTTACAATAACGATGTTGACATGGCATGAGAAATATTTTAGTAGTGTTGACTTATGATAAACATTACTATAATATTTACAAAAGAAAGATTAAGTAATTAATGTCATATGATTATCCCTGGATCTATAAAGGAAAAGAGTTTACATCAGATGACATCGGCGAATATTATGGCTTTGTATATCGAATAACAAACACAACTAACGGGCACGATTATATAGGCAGGAAGTTCTTTCACACCATTAAGAAACGACCTCCCTTAAAAGGCAAGAAGAACAAAAGACACTCAAAAGTCGAAACAGACTGGAAAACCTATTGGGGCTCTAGTGATCGACTTCAGGCAGATATAGACACACATGGCAAAGAGAAGTTCACACGGGAAATAATCAGGCTCTGTAATACTCGAGGCGAAACAAACTACTGCGAAGCATATTATCAATTTATAGAAGGTGTACTGTTAAAAGAAAACAACTATAACGGTATAATCAACATACGACTTGGTGGTAACTCAGTAAAAGGTCTTCTGCTCGAGGACTTAAACACAAAAACTAAACTTTAACATCAGCCACTGATGCAGAGTGTTTTCTCTGTGTCCTATGAGGTAATTGCGGCAACGCATGGAACTTTCAAGAGTAGACTTGGAAACGGGACGGCAAACAGGCATTTAAGTGTAAAAACTAAATGATCTAGGCTCTGTGAAACAGATACAACCTAGGAGTAACTGTAAATTGGCTAATTACGATTTACAGACTTCCGTTGCATGAAGCTAGAGTAAGGGGTACCGGGCAACCGCCTCTGTTCTGAAAAGAAATCTCTTTTAATTAGTATGGACTAAACTCAGATGATGTCTATTATTTCTCCTTGTAATAGGAGAAGTATGGCTCACATCTTGATGATGCAATTAAAAACAATCATTGTTCTTAATAAAAAAAAGAT